AGAGAGGAGGCAAATTAGATGAATAATCCATTAAAAAAGATAAAATTTAAAATATTAAAAGATTATACAACTGATGATGTTTTTAGAGAAACACAAAAAAAGTATGATGAAAAGATTATAGAGTTATCAGATAGGATTAATCAATTATCAAGAATAATTGAACATACTTCTGGGAACATCGTGAACTTTTATCTCGATAGGAGTTGGGTAAATACATTTTATATGTTCCAAGATAAAAAAGTATACACATTATATATTTATAAAGGAACAAGTGAGTTTCCAATTATTCTAAAAGAATTATCCGATGAACATGTTGATGAAAAATCATGTATTTTCGCATTAGAAGATAATATCGCACGTTTTGAAGTAACAGTTAAACGTGTAAGTATGGATGTAAGATATGTATTCTTAATTGATTATGAAAATAAAACATATATTGTTAAATCCAAAACTGAAATTGATCTTTCTAAGAGCAAGGAAAAAGAAGAGAAAGAATCATAGATTCCCTTGGAGAATAAATTAGCAGGAGGTAAACAATATGGAATATAGAGAGATTGATTTTTGTTGCGGTTGGACTATTGAACGAGCTGTAAAGGAATTACACGAAAGAGCAAAGGATGGCAATAAATATTGTGGTGAATTCAATGGAAATAAACTAACATCTGATATGTCTTTAGATGATGCTTATATGCTTTGTATAGGTAAAACTTTTGACGAATTTAATAAAGAGCAAGAAGAAAGTCGTCAAAGATTAATTCGTGAAGAGGAAGAACACAAAAGAAAAATCCCTGAATTATCAAAGTATTGGATAGAAGAAGGTCATAAGGTTTTATCTAAAGAGAAATGGGATATGTGGGATAAATGTGTTCCTATTCGACTTAATGATCTATACAGAGGAATGGAACTTGGTCAGTGCTTAGATGTTATCAAAACTGTTAAAGAAAAATCTATCCAAGATGGAATTGAAATTATGAAAAATCAGGGACATTCTGGTATGTCATGGGGATTAATGAAGTCTATGATTAGAGAATTTTGTGATTGTGGCAATGAGTTCTTAGAACAGTTAGGAGAATAATATGGCAGGATTTATATCAAAGCAACCAAACGGATTATATTGTAGATTTTCGACTGTCACGGATTGCCCTACTGTATGGAATATGACGAGAGAAGATTATATCAATATGAAAATGCAGGAAGCAAAAGAAGATGCTGAAGATGTATTGGATAATTATCTGAAGCCGTTTGATATGGTGGTGGATATGTATTATCCAAACAATATGACAAAAGAGGAATTTGATAAATTCCTTGAAGAGACTGGATATGATAAGAGATCTAAATAAAGCAGAGAATAACATAATAGGAGGTACAAATAAATGCAGAATATTAGTATTAAAGGAGTTTGCGATTGTGTAGACTTAGACAGAAATATCAAATTAACAAATGGTGCAGTCGTAGTGCAGAAAGAAAATAACAATGTAATAGGTGTTTATTTAGTGATTTCGTTCAGAGACAATAAGAACAAGTATGGTGGTGACAGTACATCAACATATTGTAGTTTGGTAAATCTCGACAATGGACAATTAGCTTTTGAAGAAAGATGTAGTCGTGCGACAACAGAGAGACGTGTTCTTAGACATCTAACAAGAGCAGGTTTTAGTTATCCTTATGATCCAAATTCTCATGAGCAGGATAGTAAGTTTTACAATATGAGAGTTCAGGTTTATAACAATGGAAATTACAAAATGAATCTTGAACTTGGTGATGAATATATTATGTATGGTAGATAGGAGAATAAATCATATGAAGAAGAAAATTTTAGCGGTTGTATTATGGTTAACATTGTGCTTAGGAATGACTGGATGTACCAATGTTGTCAATATTGATAAGACAATTAAGAGTCCAAATTCAAAATTATGTGATTTCGAGGTTATTGAAACAAATTTTTATGGAGCAATTTTAGTAGACAAAAACACCAATGTTTTATATTACTGGATTCAGGGTGATAGTATGACACCAATCTATAATTCAGACGGAACAGTTAAATTGTATGACGGAGAATAATATGATAGACAACAAAATACGTCATCAATATAGACAAACCGTTGATGATTTTAAAATAGCATTTAAGGAGACTTGTTTGTATAGATTGTACGAAAAAGTTGTGAAGAAATTGAGTAAGATTTTGAGATAGTAAAGGAGAAGTAGTATGGCAGATTACAAGATTGGTCAGATTTTGACATCAACAGAAGAAGTAGAAATTGAAAAAGCATTATCAGAAGAAAAAGTGATTATTCCAAAGGGTAATAAAGTAATTATTGGTGCAGATAAGTTAGCTCATCATATCAGAAATGGTTTCATTCAGCCATTAGCGGAAGGTTCAACTGTAGAAGGATATGATGTTACTGGTATTGCGGAATATCTTTATATTGTACTTAGAAATCACTTACCTATTGATGAAATGATGGAAGATTATGAAATCACTAAGCAGGAAGTTATTGAAGAAATCGAATGTGCTTTAGATGAAATTTTATAGACCACAGTAAACCGAAGTTTCTTTGGAAAATCTAAGAGCAAGTCGCTCAAAAAATCACAACAATTAAGAGAATCAATACAATGAAAGGAGTATGTAATGACTGAGAAAGAAAAATTATTAGAATATATTAAGAAACCAGTTTTGACCACAGCGAGAAATAGTATGGGGTGTGATGAAAATTGGTATAATTCATATTTTGCAATCAAAGAGACTTTTTCGATTGAAGAAATCAATTCTATGTCTGATAAGGAAGTAGAGAATCTTGTAAGACTTGGAGATTCAATGTCGGAAGCATTTTATTAAAAATAAAAATAATGAAAGGAGACGAGGTTCGTGTACACAAGAAGGAATTCCTTACTCCAAGTAATTAAATATGATAGAAATTAACAAATTATATAGTGGCGACTGTATGAAATATATGTCACAGATTGAAGATGGTGGAGTTAATCTAACTCTCACAGATATTCCATATGGAGAAGTAAATAGAGACAGTAATGGCTTAAGAAAACTTGATAAAGAAAATGCTGATATTATGACATTTGATTTACAAGAGTTCTTAATAGAGTTATACAGAATAACATCAAGCACAATTATTATTTTTTGTGGCAAGGAACAATTATCAGAAATACATAAATTTTTCTCTGATAAGCAGAAAAAGAACAAAGGAACTGTAAGACAATTAATCTGGAAGAAAACAAATCCGAGTCCTATGAATGGTCAACATATCTATTTATCAGGGATTGAAAATGCTGTTTGGTTCAAGAAACGTGGTGGTACGTTTAACGCTCGTTGTAAAAATACAGTATTTGAATATCCTTGTGGTCGAAGCAAATTACACCCAACAGAAAAGAATCATAATTTAATCAAAGAGTTAATCCTAGATAATAGTAATGAAGGGGATATTGTGTTTGATCCATGTGCAGGCAGTGGTTCACACTTACTTGTTGCAAAAGAGAATAATAGAAAGTGGCTTGGAATGGAATTAACAGATACATATTTTAAGATTGCAAGCGAAAGAATGAAGTAGAAGTACAGAGGTGACAATTTGATAGAACCACAGTTTTGTGTTGTAGAGGAATTAATATCTATGGAATATATGGACAGAAGTGTTTTAATCCTATATCCATATGAACTTAGCAATGAACCAATATTAGAAGACAATATCCCCAAAATGACAAAAGTGATAAGAGAATATATAAAAGAGTCTGAGATGTATAGAAAGTGTGTAGATACAATTCCAAATCTTATATGGGATTCTCAAAAATTATCTATGCAGAATGAAGCTGATGAGCATCAAAGAAAAGCCGATGAACTTGCAAAAATAATGAATGAAGGTATCAGCCCTTATGCCTGGTATGTTAAAGGTAGGTTTAATGGAGAGATAGGTGGGCTTCATTATAATGTAGATAATATAGTTTATTTGGATAGAAACTAACAAGAAATTTTGGTTTCTTGGCTTGTCACGAAACCAAGTAACAATGTAGATATAATTTTATAAGAAAGGAAAATATAGTCTCATGAGTTAAAGGTGCGCACCACTATTGGTAAGAGACTATTAAAGTATTAGAGTTATTTGCTGGTACACGTTCAATTGGCAAGGCTTTTGAAGCAAGAGGTCATGAAGTGTACAGTGTAGAATGGAATAAAGATTTTGAAAACATTGATTTATATGCAGATATTAGTCAAGTAACTGCACAAGATATCTTAGAAAAGTTTGGTCATCCCGATGTTATCTGGGCATCGCCTGACTGTACAACGTTCAGTATTGCTGCAATAAGTCATCATAGAAGAAAGAATCCTGAGACTGGTAATCTTGATCCAATCAGTGATTATGCAAAATTTTGTGATGCAACTGATCAGCATGTCGTTTCTTTAATCAAAGAATTAAACCCAACTTATTATTTTATTGAAAATCCTCGTGGTGGTATGAGAAAGATGACTTGGATGCAAGACCTTCCACGATATACGGTTACATATTGTAAATATGGTGATACTCGGATGAAGCCTACAGATATTTGGACTAACCATCCGAAACCAAAATTTCTGCCTATGTGTAAGAATGGAGATCCGTGTCATGTATCAGCTCCAAGAGGCAGTAGGACAGGCACACAGGGATTAAAAGGTGCAAAAGAGAGAAGTGTAATACCACAGAAATTGTGTGAACATATTGTAGATATTTGTGAAGAAGGACTTGCTGAAAATAATTTACATGATAAGTGTAAGTCGTGCGACAACAAGTGGTCTTCGCTTGAATGTGATATGTGTGAAAATTTCGATATGTATGAGAACAAAAAAGAGAATAATGATGTGTAACTAATAATTTGTAAAAATTTCAATCTCTAAAATGCCCTAAAATCAAGGCTTTCAGAGATTGAAAAAGCCAAGGAAAACCACGTTTCTTTTGGTTATGAAAGTAGGTGAGAAATTGAAAAATATATTTTTAGAAGCTGCTATGAACTATAACAAGATGAGTAATTCAGAAAAAGCAAAAGCGAATAATATAATTCGAGAAAATGTCAAAGAAATCATGAAGCCTCGTCCAAAAACTGAACGAGAAAAAGAACTTGACAGATTAGCGAAGGAAGAAAAGGAAGAGTATGAAAGAAACAAAAATGCTTTCTATGCTGATCCTATTCATTGGAACAACAATAAGCGTAGAAGACATGGATTATCTGTATTAAGAGGGAATGTTAATAAATACCGTTTAAAGAAATATCCAGCGTTTTATCCTTCTGTAAAATTCTTTGGTCGGTTGGATGATATTATTACCGAAAAATTAGAAGATAATTTTAAGAATAATGAGTATTTTAATTCTTTTGTTGAAGAAAAAGATTTGGCAGTTGGTGATGCAAATGTATTTAGAGTGAGTAAATAGGAGAATAACAATGAGTAAATCATTAGAATTTGTAAAAGAACGAATTGCATCAGGTCAGTGTAATGGCATGGAGAATAATAAATATGAATCCATGATTGAACAGGATATACGAGAGTTATTTACGGTTATTACTTACACCAAAGATGGAACAATTTTAATAGATGTTCCTTATCTTAAAGGTGACAAACCTTATTTTAATGTAATTATTAAGCATGATCCAGATGCAGATTTTGAATATTTCACAATGCAGCGTTGCAATTGGGATGGAACGTTTGTATTCTTTCAAGATTTAATGGGTGAGTGCATAGATAAAATGATTCATCTTAAAACCTGTAATGTAAATAAGGAGATTCCAAAAGATTTAACTGGATATTCTATTGTCTACACTGTCGGAGATTTTGTATTAGCAGAAGAATTTGGTGATCAATTTGCAACAAAAGAAAAACCTTGGATGAAGAGTAGATTTACGGCTATGTTACCAATTAAGTTTAATGTAGTAAGGAATGAAGAATAATGTATTTTGATTTAAATATTGAAGAATGGAATTTTAAAAATGATTATGAAGACATCTATTTTCTGCTTCATTGTTTATACAATGCAAAAACTGAGTTATACGACAGAACTCTTACTGATATGAGAAGCAGATATGATCCGACTGAAGCATTTATAGATAACGGGATTAATGGCTGGAATAGAAGGAGATCGAATTGGTATTCCAAGAAATTATACGATAAATGTGTGAAATGTATTGAGTTAAAAACAAGAGGTCATTTTATACACAGACATTGGAAAGAATGCGTTTGGAGGTATAAAGGTCTTTCAGCACAAGAATGGATAAATTTATATCAGCAATTAATTAAAGAAAATAAATACGACAGTTGGATATTGGAATATATAGAAGCGTAGGATGGTGTCAATATGGAAGAAACAACAGAATTAGAGAAGAAATATTATAAGCTTCTAATAGGCGAAACGTTTCATTGCTATGATATTACATTAAACGAATTACTGATTATTATGAACGCAGAGCTTAATATTAATACATTATCTTTGCAGAAGTCAGGAAGACATAATTTTTATTGTAGAGTCGATGATAAAACCAAACAGTACTATTTACGAAAATTTGGTTTGTTGGATAATGACCATGTAGAAATAGGAGAATAACAGTATGGAGTTATCACAAGATGAAAGACAAAAATTTTTAGAGTTAATAGATAAAGTAAGTCCATGTGCTGCAATTTCTGAAAAAGAAAATCTTAAAAAGTTTAAAGAGTGGCTGGATAGTGATAGCTCAAAAAGAGTTACATTTGTTGAAGCTCCAAAAATATTTAAAGATCAGGTTGGAAATGACAAAGTGTTTCTTATACCAACAAATGACGAAGCTATAAAGCCAATAAGAGTAATATTCGAAGGAGAATAACAATATGAACAAAAGACAGAAAAAGAAGTTATTTAAACAGACGCTTATTAAAGTTAGAAAACTGAATCCACAGGAGGGTGATGTGATTTGTTTACAGCCAGATTTAGATCGGGTTGATGCCGAAACTATGTGCCAGTTTATGAAAGTTTGTTCGAATAATGATGTTTTCGGTGAATCGAAGTTAGCTTTTGTACCTGCTGATATTAAGCAACTAAATAATAAGGAAGAAGCTCAAATATATGTTGATAAGTTACAGAGTATTGTAGATCAGATGGGAGAATAAACAATCCAATTAAAGAAGCATTTCTTTAGGAAAGGAGAACAATAAATGGAAACATTTTCAATAGTAGATAAGATAAATGTGGATAAGTTGAATACAAAAGTTGCAGAGTTTGTATGTAGGGAAGGGCATGAGCCTTATATATTTGCAAATAAAGAGACACTTGATGCATTAGTTAAGCCAATTGAGCAGGCTGAAATGTTTATAAATTCTTGGGGAATTGGACTTGTAAGCTCATATAAGGGTTGTCTTACTGGTATGTATCGTGGGAATAAAATGTTCAGAGATGATACATTAAAATTCGGTGAAATCGAGCTGAGATAAGAGAATAAATATATAGAAAGAGATGATTCGATGAGATGCAGAGATTGTCCTTATGGGATTGAAGATTTTACATTAAGAACAGAAATGTATAAATCGGTATATGGTGAATATCCAGATGAAGATAGAGCTAATCAATCAGAACAGTTTGTTTGGTGTGATAAAGTTGGTGGCAAAGTTTATTCTTTTGGTCATTGCAGTGATTGGTATGAACAAGACGAAGAAAATTATAAGAATCATTCTAAGAAAAAGAGAATAAATAAACGTGAGAGATATTTGAGACATCAGAATCACCTCAGATATTTATATGAAACTGTTGGTGGTTATTATCCAACGCCTGTTAGATATGTGGATGAAATATGGATTAAGGGTATTGGTTATATTAAAAATCCAAAGCCATATTATCAGAGATTGTATCGTGGTAAGAAAAGTAAATATTTGAAACAGTTATCTAATAGGAAAATACGTAGATATAAAGGTGAATTGCATAATGGTTATCAGCACATCCATAAAATTTTTGATTGGTGGAATGAATTTTGTTAGGAGAATAAAGAAATGAAGATAGAATTAATCAAATTAAAATTCAATGATACTCATTCTTATAAGCATAAGCCATTCACTCATTGCTGTGATGAAATTCAAAATGATAAAGCTATTGTATTTACAGGTGAAGATTTGGTTCATAGTGACGATTGTTGGGATAACGAAAGATACATTCCAAGATTCTGTACTTCTTATACAGAAGTCATTACGTCCTATGAGGATGAATGGGAGCAGACAGACAATTATCCAATCCAGTTTTGTCCTCACTGTGGCGAAAAGATTGAGATTTCAGTTGTAGATGAGATTGATGTATCGGATAAATACAATGAATTATCTAAGCAGCGTGAGGAATTGTGGAAGAAGTGTCAGAAAACAGATAGTAAAAAGAGAGAATCTGAGTTAAGAGAACAGATTATAAAGCTTGATAAGCAGATTGACAGTTTTTATTGGTTAGATGAGTGGAAGGAGGATATCTATGTATAAACAAATTATTATTGCTAGAAAAGATTTGAATATGAGTTCTGGCAAGCTCGCAGCTCAAGTCAGTCACGGCTCTATGGCATTTCTCAGTTGGTTTATTAGAAATAATGCCGATTTAGATGGTCATGTTGATGGCTATATTGACGAAGATATTCTTCACAATTGGATTGAGGGTGAATTTACAAAATGTGTTCTTCAAGCCAAGAATAAGAATCAGTTGCTAAAAGCTAAGACTATGGCAGAAGAATTAGGAATGGTTGAAGGTAAAGATTTCTGGCTTATAAGGGATAACTGTCACACTGAATTAGAACCCGAAGAGGATGGTAGGACACTTACTGTAATTGGTTTTAGACCAATGGACAGTGAACTTATTGATCCGATTGGAAGAAAATATAATTTATATATGTAGAAATGGAGAATATTAAAATGGAGAACAGATTATTACTTGAGAGTGAAGTGATTAAAACAGTAGATAAACATACGAACGATGAGAATCAGTTAGATAACGACATTAGCTGCATTCTTGAAGAAGTAAATTCTGTTGTATTGGTTGGTTCAAAAGAAGCAATGAATAACTTTAAAATAGAAACTAAACCAGTACAGAAACAGAAACGAGTTGAACTATTCGAGAATGAAGATGTTGTACTAGAGCAACGTGGCAACAGATATTATTTGTCTCTGTACGATAATAAAGGAAATTTCCAGAGAGAAGTTACTATTGATGTTAAGGACGATTACAAGGTTGGACTTGGAAATTGTAAGTAAAGGAGATTACTATGGCGGTATTTAAAAATTTTAAAGATGATGAGTTAATCGTAAGCTGTAAATGTGGATGTGATGAAGGTATCCACTTTAAGATTCATGATTATGGAGATGGTGATTATGCTTTCTTAACATATACAAATGGAAACTTTTACACTCAGCAAAGACCATTCTTTGAGAAGTTGAAGAAAATTTGGGCGATTATTTGGAATAAGGATTTTTATTATTCTGATATTGTGCTTACAAAAGATAATTTTAAAGAATTCAAGGAATGGGTCAATAGAAAGTAAAGGAGATTGCTATGAATAGAAATTTGGATGGATACTATTTTAGAGTTAAAAGAGATGGTAAATGGGATAATATTTGCTGGTCTGATATGACAGATGAAGAAAGAGACGAGCAAATGACCAATCGTAGTGAGGAATGGTTAAAGTCGCTGTGTAAGGGACTTGGTAATGTTATTCATAAGATTGGTGAAGATTTAGACATTGCGTGTGAATAAAAGTAAATTCAGGTTTCTTGTGAATATTTAAAGGAGGAATAATAGTGAGTAATTTTACACCAGTAGAAGTTGTAAATATATTGGCTTGTATCGCAATGATGTTCTTTTGGGGACTACAGATTGAACCATCTAAAAAAGTACAGAATTTTGCGAGAGTGTTTTGGTTAATTAGTTTAATTGTAGTGTGGATATGTATATTTTTGAGATAATAATTCCGCAATAAAAGAGAGAATATTAAACCAAGGATAAAATCAATGATTTTTATGAACTAGGAAAAATAAAAGAGGTGAACGATTAATGTCTTTAGTATATAAAAATGACACATACAACTATAATGGCGAATATGAAATGGGTTCATTAAATAAGTTTGCACAAGCAGAAAGAAGATTGTTAGCAAAGAAACAAGCATTGGATGATATGAAGAATGAATATAATCTTATTGAACAACAAGCATTTCGCACTTATAAAGAGAACATTCAGTATATGCTGCTCGATCAGTCGTCTACGATTAAAACGTGTAGAGAATGGTTAAATATGTTATCAAAGAATCAGGATGCAGATGGTAACAAGCTTGATAAGAGAAAGAAGTATAAAGAAAAAGAAATGTATGATTGGTATATTGATTATATTAAAAAGCTTCTTGATATTGAGTATATGAATAATGTTAAATTCATTGATTTTAATTTTGGTCAAGCTACTGATATTCAGTTTGAATATAAAGAGCATAATTGGTGTTTAGAAATTCCTCATATTAAAGCTATCAAATTAGATGCATATAAGAATTATGGTGGCAGTGTATTTAAACTTGCGTTAGTACACAATGATACAGAATGTAGTTGGTCGCAGTTTGGCTCTACATATGAAGAAGATGAATTAAGAGATATCATGACACAAGGTATTAAGAAATATTGTAATTAGTTATTTCACAGGAAAGCAACATATCCTTGGATTTTGAAAGGAGGTATTAAATGGTTGATTACAAGACACTTATTGATTCAACTGAATTACAACAGAAAGTATTGGATTATATCGCCTCAGATGAATTTAGCAAAATGGTTGATTCAACAGTGTTTAAAGATAACAATCAATGTAAAATGGCTATTATTCACGGAATGGCTATTGCATCTATGTTGACTTGTAGATGTGAATCATTTTGTATAAATTTTAAGAAAGAAGAATTTGAAGATGACAACAGACCACAATGCTGTATAGACCATGATAAGTATTTTTCAACATGTGACACTTGTGAGTTTGGAGAATAATATCTTGGAGGTGTGCGCCAGTTCGGTGCCGAATATATAGTTGGTGGGAATCCAGTCTGGTAAGACCTAGCAAGTCGCCAGTACCGAGTCCTTGGAGCATCGAAGGCTAACAATGATGTTTAAGCGTAGGACAGGGAACAGGAACGCCGTAATGCGAAAGCGTGAAGTGATTGAGCTTCGTTAGAATTATCGATTGTGTGGGGTGGTCTGCTACCTCCTTGGGTCACCAATAAGGAATAATCGCTAAGCGAGATTATGAAAACACACCGGAGTCCCAGAGCACGGCATACCTGATATAGTTATATTCGACATACCTGGGAGACCTGGACAGTTCTGGACATGAGCCAGTAGGGAGTATCGGCCAATGCAATGGTGAGTACGAACGAAGACTGTTGAGGAGTCGGATTCATCCATAGTACCGATGAAGGAAGTAATGACTCTGGAGGGAAGGGATGGACAATAAGTCGCTTTTGCAATCAAAACATAGAAAGCACAGGAGGCAGACATTCTATGGAAAAAGAGAAAGCAGAAATAGCCAGTCTCGTAGAAAAATATGGAAGAGTCCAGTCGTTAATGAAATACGTCAACAAGGATACGCTCAAAGAATCTTACAGCAAACAGCCAAAAGGTAAAGCGGTGGGAGCAGACGGAGTTACAAAGGAAGAATACGGGAAGCGGTTGGAAGAAAATATTGAAAATCTGATAGTAAGAATGAAGAAATTTTCCTACAAACCATACCCGGTACGCAGAGCCTATATTCCAAAAGGAAATGGGAAAATGCGAGGACTGGGAATCCCGTCATTTGAAGACAAAGTGGTTCAGGGTGTTTTCAAGGAAATACTTGAGGCGATATATGAGCCGAAGTTCAAAGAGTTTTCCTACGGTTTTCGTCCAAATAAGAGCTGTCACGACGCAATCCAGAGGGTAAATAAACATATCATGGCAGATAAGGTAAATTATATAGTGGACGCTGATATTAAAGGCTTCTTCGATAACATAGACCATGAGTGGATGATTAAATTTCTGGAACACGATATAGCTGATAAGAACTTTATACGATATATCAAAAGATTTCTGATAGGCGGAGTCATGGAAGACGGAAAGCGGCTGGAAACAGAATCAGGAACGGTACAAGGCGGGCTGATTTCGCCAGTGCTTGCAAATGTGTACCTGCACTATACGTTAGACACATGGTTTGATTATGTGAAGAAACACGAGTTTAAAGGAGAAATGTATATGGTACGCTACGCAGATGATTTTGTTTGCCTGTTCCAATACGAGAATGAAGCACGAAAGTTCTATCAGCTTCTGATTGAAAGACTGAAGAAATTCGGACTGGAAATCGCAGAGGACAAAAGCAGGATACTACCCTTTGGCAGATACAAGGGAACAAAAGAAAGCTTTGATTTTCTGGGTTTTACGCATTACAATGCGAAAAGCCATTGGGGGAAATACTGTGTACTGCACAGAACAAGTAAAAAGAAGCTGAAAATAAAACGAGAGGAAGCCAAGAAATGGATATGGGAGCACATGCATGAAAGCATAGCCGACACGGTAGAGACACTGAATATAAAGTTAGCAGGGCACTATCGCTACTATGGAATCTATGGGAACTATATAGGACTCATAAAATATTTTGTGTATGTGAGGCAGGAAGTCTGGAAGAGTAAACGTCGCAGAGACCAGTCTTATTGGCTGACATGGAAAAAGTATCGGGAGATTTTAAAGATACATCCATTGGAAACTCCGAAGATATATGTAACAAGTGCTTATTAGGCGAAAGGCTTATTGAAGAGCCGTATGCCTTAATAGGGCATGTGCGGTTCTGTGAGGGGCTTTTGAGACTTGAACCTCTCATCGCAAAAGAATATAGATGAAAGGAAGTGGAAAAGTCGAGACAAAGTCTACTCGACGAAAACATGGATGATTATAAGAATTATATTGTAATTGGACATAAATATAATGGGTTAGGAGAATCTGCCGATCCTGATAGTTGGGACAATGTAAAATATGATTTTAATACAGAAGATGAAGTGAAAGATTTTCTGAGCAGGAATCCATCATATTTATTTCGTTTAAAAGCAATTTACAAAGTAAAAAAATTGGATATTAATCATTTTGTTTAAACATTAAAGGTTAAAAATACAAGAATCCAATCTTTCATTGGAAAATTTTTAATCATATCTAAGCCATTCGGCTATGGGAATCCCAGTAAATAAGAGAATATTACAGTGTAACTAATAAAAATATTACATATAAAGGAGATTTTAAATGAAGAACACAAATTGGAAAGTGCCAGTAATTATTGGCGTAGGAGTATTAGCAGTTATTTTGATGATTGTATTTGGTGTACAGAGTTCGCAGAATAAAGCTATTGCACTTGAAGAGCAGGTAAATACAGCGTCATCAGACATTAAGGTACAGGAAAAGCGAAGAGTTGACCTTGTATATAACCTTGCTGATTGCGTAAAACAGTATGACAAACATGAAGCTGATACATTGACAGCAGTTGCAGATGGTCGTGGATCAACAGGAGATATTGAGAATGTAACAACAGCTATTACAGCAGTTGCAGAAGCATATCCTGAGCTGAAGTCCAATGAGAACTATAAGACTCTTATGAATGAGTTATCTATGACAGAGAATATGATTGCAGAGTATCGCAGCAATTACAATAAACAGATTAAGGAATACAAGAGATATGTAAGAAAGTTCCCTACAAGACAGTTCCTTGGATTGCTTGGATATGAAGTGCAGGAATATGAGTATTTGGATTACAATACACCAGTTGATGCTCCACAGGATTTGTTTAAAGAGGATTAGTATATGAGATATGGTAGAAAAGGTTTTGATTTTGGTGATTTTGAAATAACAAAACGTGAAATCTTGGCTAGCATTTCTATCATTGCAGTTATGATTCTGTTTGGTATTCTGATTTCTTCCAAGATTTCAGAACACCAAATGGATAAAAATGAAATTTATAACAAGGCTGTTAAGATAGAAAGTCAAGAAATGTTCCAATATGGAATTGATACAAATGTTGGTAATGCGTTTGTATATGGTGATTTGAAAGCAGTAGATACAGTTACATATCCTGAAATTGGTGGAGAATATATGAGTGTAGAAAAAGATGAGGAACACTACACAAAGCATACAAAAACGGTATATGAGTATGACGATGATGGTAATGTAATTGGTAGTCACGAAGAGGAATATTGGACTTGGGATTTATATGACAGTGATAACAAACATTGTGATAAAGTAACTTTTCTTGGAATTGAATTCGATTATGGTCAAATTTATAAACCATATGAGAATTATATTGACACGATTGATGGCGATTATCATGTTAGATATGTCTATTATGGTAGCAAAACAGAGTATACAGGAACAATTTTTACAAAGTTAGATAACCATACAATCAATAAGACGGAATTTTATAAAGATATGAATATCAATGATACAGTAGACCACTTACAGTCTAATGTAGGTGTGATTGTTTTCTGGATCTTTTGGATAATTTTAATTGGTGGAATGGTATTTGGGTTCTACTATTTAGATAATAGGTGGTTAGATTAGTAAGAAATTTTTCTTTCCTTTGAACAGATTGGAGGTGTGAATATGTATCAAGAATTAAAAGATAATGAAAATTTTTCAGATAAATACGCAACATGGATTATAGCATATTGTTTAGATACAGATTCATTTTTTGCAACGAATCAAAGACATTTCTTTTGGGAATATAATGATGAATTCCAATGCGAAAACGATGCGATTAATTATTTCAGAAACCATTTGGACGAATTTAAAAATGCTAGGAAAGAAATATTGAGTCATTGTGGTGGATGGAGCATTGACAAGGATTTATTTTTAGAAAATACGAAGGAAAGGTTTTCAAATACAAACAAAAAGAACAAACATACACAATTACCAAAAACAAGTTGTAGTATTCCAATGCCAGAAGTTGCAGCTATTTATAATCCAAAAGCCATTGCAAGAATAAAACTATGTGGTGGTGCTGTAACGATTAATGTTGATGAAACAATGGCATGGAAGAAACCAACTGATGAGCAGATTAAAAACCTACATGATTTATTTTGTATTGATGTTGAGATATTAGACAGTGGAGAATAACATTATGAAAGGTAAATATAGAGGCTGTGACATAGAAGTAGGACTAGATAGCTCAGGTTTCTTAACCTTTGCAGTATTCGATGATGGATATGAAGTGACAAGTGGATTTTCTGAAAGTAGTGACACTGTGAGAGATTATTTCAGTTATATGAAAAGTGTAGTAGATGACTATAAAGAATATCCAGAAGATTACGAATAGGAGAAGTAAATAGTGGTGATGTTAAGAATCTTACAAGACACGTTTTGATGAGAGTGTTGGATGAATTGAGAGAATAAATATTTGTAAACAATAATTTTTATATCATAGGAGGAAAATAATATGATGAACAATTTTTTAAATGGTATGTTTGGCAAGGTAGGAAGTGGAATGTGTAGACTTTCTATGAATGGTGGTATTGCAGTTAAGACAAATGGTGGTTACAAGACATATAACATCAAGACTGGCAAACTCACAAACTGTAGTAACTTTGTATTTGATATTGGTGAGGAATTCTTCTTTATTATTCCAACTAATAAGGTAGAGAAGGGCGACATCATTCTTGTAAATGGTAAGCCAAGATGTGTTATTGAAGCTGATAAGACAAAGATCACAGTAATCAATTATGAGGACTCAACAATCGAGACTGTACTTCCTGAAAGACATGTATTTATGGGTAATACATATTTTTATGGCAAGATTGTTTCGATGTTTGGTAGTGACGTTATCAAGGGCAAGAAAGGTACAAACAATATCTTTAAGTATATGATGCTTTCTCAGATGATGAAAGGTGATAATGGTTCTACTGGCATGATGAATGGTAATGGTGGAATGAGTTCTATGTTGCCACTTATGATGATGGGTGGAAATATGAGTGATATGTTTGACGGAATGTTCGACTTTGATATGAGTAGCAATGATGACGATGACACAGAAGTAGATGAAGAGGAGGAAGCATAATATGGGATGTGGTTCATGGACAAGAGATAGTTATGTAAGTTATTCAACAACAAAGGGTATGAGTGTTTCAACGGATGGTATGATTAGTGGTTCTTATTCTAATCAGGATATGTTTAAGGCAAGAAATATTGATTCTGCACTTGATCCTAAGAATGTTATTAGAGAGTGCTGTGATACAGAGGAGCATCCAAACACAATTCCTGTTATTCTTGCACTTGATGTAACTGGTTCTATGGGACAGGCTGCTGTTGAAGTGGCAAAGAAGTTAAATGTAATTATGACTAAGTTATATGAAAAAGTTACAGATGTTGAGTTTCTTATTATGGGTATTGGTGATTTAGCTTGTGATAGTTGTCCAATTCAGGCTTCACAGTTTGAGTCAGATATTCGTATTGCTGAACAGCTTGATAAGATTTATTTTGAATTTGGTGGTGGTGGAAACAGTTATGAATCCTACACAGCAGCATGGTATTTCGGTTCTCGTCACACAAAACTTGATTGCTTAAACCGTGGAAGAAAAGGAATTATTATTACAATGGGTGATGAGCAGTTAAATCCATATCTTCCATTTAAGAATAGAGGTCGTGGCTTATCAGAGGTGACAGGTGATAATCTTCAGTCTGATGTAGAGACTAAGGATTTATATGAAGAAGCATCTCAGAAGTTTAACATTTATCATTTAGATGTAAATCATGGTCACAGGTGGGATGAAAAAGAAATTGAGAAATCTTATAAGAAGTATCTTGATGATACACATTTTAGAAGAGTAACTATGGATAGTATTACAAATGAGATTGTAGATATTATTGTTAGTGAAGCAGAGAATAATGTTACAGATACAGTTGCTACACCTTCTAACTCAGAAGGAATTACTTGGTAGGATAGGAGATTTAAGAGATGAAAGACATTAAGATTGTGATAGGTGCTAACTTTGGAGATTGTGGAAAAGGATTAATGACAGATTATTTCTCGCAGAAACCTAATAGTATTGTTGTTTGTTCAAATGGTGGTGCTCAGAGAGGACATACCGTAACAACGCCTAATGGAATCAGACATGTCTTTCATCATTTTGGATCTGGAACATTCAATCATGCAAGTACATATTTATCTGAAGATTTTATTGTTAATCCAATTATTTTTAAGCAGGAATATGATGAATTGATAAAATTAGGATATATTCCGAATGTTTATATAAATCAAAACTGTATGTTGACAACACCTTTTGATATGATGGCAAACCAGATTATAGAGGAAAATCGTGGGAAAAATAAACATGGTAGTTGTGGCTTGGGAATTTTTGAAACTATCAAAAGATATAAAGCTGGCATAACTGATGTAGATAATCATATCAGGGAATATTACTTAGAACAATTTGAAAGAGAGAATGTTATATTAACAGATGAATGGTCAAGAATATTCTTTGATAATGGTATATTTGAACATTTTTTGGATGATTGGGATTTTATGAGTAATCACTCATTGACTATATCAGATAATTATTTCTTAAATCAGTTTGACACTATTGTGTTTGAAGCTGCACAAGGTTTATTACTTGATCAGAATAATACCGAATATTTTCCACATCTAACACCGTCTAATACAGGTATAGAAAATCCCAAGAGAATAATTGAAAACATTGAATGGAATGATGAGATAAATATTGAAACTTGTTATGTATCTCGTACTTATTTAACAAGACATGGTGCTGGTAAATTCCCATCTGAATGTAATAAGAGATTTATCAATGAATATATGTTTGATAAAACAAATGTGCCAAACCCATTCCAGGGCACATTGAGATATGGAACACTTGATTTGAGAGAATTGTATAGTAGATGTTCCGATGATGTAGGGAATTTTGGAGACGAAAAATCAATCGCCATTACACATTGTAATGAATCTGATTGGGATAATGATAAATTGATTGAATTATTCAAGGATTGGAATATTTATTATTCAGATGGCGAAACACATAATGATGTGAATTGAGGACAAGAAAGATTCGTTTCTTGTTGAATGAAAGGAGAATATATAAATGAACGAAGAATTTTTATTAATCGTAGAAAGCTTAGAAAAATATAAGGATCTATTAGAAAACAAGAATGATGAAATTTGTGACGGAATGACTGAAGGCGAGAAGAGAGCATATCAGTTAGGAATTACAAATATGTACGAAATGTTGAAACAAATTACTGAGCATGATCGTAACGAAGGTAACTATAACGTATTTGTTCCTGAGATTGAGGAAGAAGAATCTGGTGAATATGATTTAGAAGATTTTGTTAAATGGGATTCTAAGAACAGAGAATAAATAAGTAGGAAGTATCGGTTTCCATGGGAGGTGAAAAAGTGAGAATAGAAGAAATTGCTTTAAGACAAGAAGCAAGACAAATGTTATGTGAAGCTGGTTTAAGTAAAGAGGAACTTAAAGAACTGGTATTGAAAGATATAGATGATAAAGTAATTCAAGCGATTGAAAGTAAAATCAAGGGTGTTGATTTTGAACAAATGATTATGGATAGAGTTGATAGAGCTTTAACCAAAGCAGTTGATGATATTGTTCGAAGAGAAGTAGAGGGATATTTTTATAACAGAAGGCTCAATATTCGTGCAACTGCTTCATTTGAAGAATAAAAAATCGCAGTAAATTTCGATTTCTTTTGGAGAATATATATAAGGAGGATTGATACATACGAATTTAGTACAAGCATTAGAAAAGCAGATTGAGTTCTGTAATCAATATACAAGATATAAATGTGGTGTATTTGTAAGAACAAAAGCACAACGTGAGATTGTAATGGAATGTATTTCAAACTTATTGTTAGATCTAAGAAATACCCAATTAAGAAATTATGAATGGAAGTTAGGCTGTTATTGGAATAATGGTAATTGTATTGAAGTATTACCTGTAAACGATTCAGTTAGAGGACACAGATTTAATGGTGTAATAATTGAAAATGAAATCGAAAGAGATGTTGTTAATTCTTTGATTATGCCATATTTAATGGTAAGGATTGATTCTACTGGATACAAAATTGAAGAATTTAATAATGTTAAAGAGAGAATATTTACAGTAGATATTAGCAAGAGTGATGTCATTGAAAGTAAAAATCGTTCAATTTATATTTCGACTGGTTGGCAGAGAAATATGTTAAGCAGAGGATTAAGAAATTCAAGTATGTTTATTGATGATTTAAACGAAGAAATTTTTAAGAAGGAGTATATGTGTATGTTCGGTAATCACACAGCAGCTTATAGAGTTGCACAGGCAGGAACAGATAAAATTTATATTTACAATGCGACTGGTATTCCAAAAGAGAATATTAAATATGAGACAGAGTTTGTTAATAGAACTAAGGAAACTTATCTGAATATCAAAGGCGAACATAAAGTTGAAGGTATTGGATTTGAAAATGAAATTGATGTTCATTTACTTATTGATACTGATATATATGATAAGTATGAAGTTGACTTCCATGATGGTCTTGTTCTTGTGTTTTTACATGAGATTATCAATGAGAAGCCTGTTTTAGAGGATGTTTCAAAAAGTAAATAAAAAAAGGAGAATATACATATGAGCAATTTAAAAGAAAAATTAACAAAAGGTGGCGTAACAGCAGTTATTGTCATTACAATTCTAATTGTATGCTATGGACTTAGTTGGATTGTTACATGTGGAATAATCAAACTTATTACAATGTGCTTTGGTTTGACATTTAAATGGTCTATTGCAACTGGGATTTGGTTGATTATCTGTATTTTAAGGTCAGTTTTCAATGTAACAGTGAAGAAATAGAGTCGAAGGAAACTGACATTTCTTGGTGCAATTTAAAGGAGAATTATAAAATGAGCGATATTTGTAAAGATAGAGAAGCTTTAAGACCTGAATACGAACATTTTATTCAGACTGAGAGAGGTAAAGAATGGAAGCATTTTTGGCAGAGTCAAATAAATTCAGATATAGGTGGAGATTTTGGAGATTATTTGTATGACTTTTATCCAGAAATGTTGCAGTAATGAGAAAAATAAATGGCAAAAAAGAAAGGTTTTGGTGTAAGTCCGATAACAAATACAATCTACTATGGAACACAGGATACAGAAAAACATATGTGGGTTGGACAGAAAATAGATGTTACGGATGATGCGATAGCTGCTGTATATGAATGGTTTATGGGTAATATGGAAGACTTTGAAGGTAAGAAAGAAGAATATCAGATCACATATCCTAGTACAGAGTTTGAATTAGTAATGAGAAGAAAGAAAACAGAGAGTATATAGTTGGAGGTGAGAATGTGATTCAAGTAATTGAGACAAATTTGAGTATTGATAAGGATGATACCATAAAAGATCATCAGTCACGAATTGTTGAAGTTGAAGATTGGGATACATATTGCAAAGCATTTGAAGAATATAATGGTGAAGCTGTTTATTTTAAGTCAAAGGCTATGCGTGGTTACAGTATTTTATCGAATTGTACAATGACAGATTTGATATATGATGACATTCATCTATCTTGTATGGTTTTACATTCATCAGGTTTTAATACGAAGAAACTTGCATATAGAATTGTTTTATAATCTATGACTCATTCAAGTCACAATTTCCAATAAAAATAAAAATCGAATAGAGAATAAACATATGGGAGAATCTTATGTGGATTAACAGAACAAAATATGAAGTCGAAAAACTGAAATATAGACAGAGAATATCTTATTTAGAGAATCTTATCTGTCCATGTGAGTCACATGATTATGTTGAAATAGCTCACGAAATTATAGACGAACATAGCACAGTAAAATACATTTTCAGATGTAAGAAATGTGGAAAATTACACGATGAATTAAGTTCAGTGTAAATCACTGTTTCATGTGGATTTTTGAGGAGGTGGTACAAATAGATAAAACTGTAAACTTATCGGATATTATTCTTGATGATTTAGAGAATATACATATAGATGCAAAAGGAGCAATTCTTGGCGAACTTGGAAGTATAAATATTGGAATTGATATTTCAGATTTAAATAATGCAATGATAGAAATTAATTGTTGGAACGAAAGAAATCCTATAACTGGGAAAATAGAACATAAGAAAAAAGCAACAATTAGTTTCACAGATTATGAAATGAGTTATAAGTTACAGGACGAAAGTAAAACAAATATATTGAAATGTTTATGGGAAGCAAGTAAAAAATAAGAAAAGAATGTACAAGTGGAGGTGAGAAAGTGCCTACAGGTTACACAGCGTATATACAAGATGGAGATATTACAACAGGAAAAGACTTCCTAAAGCTTTGTCTTAGAAATTTTGGTATAGCTATTAATATGAGAGATGAACCATTATCAAAACCAGTTCCAACTCAGTTTGAGCCTGATCCTTATTACAAGAAAGATTACGAGGAAACGGTTGAGGTTCGTAACAAATATAGACAAATGACTTTTGAGGAAGCGAAGAAAGAGCTTATTGAAAAGCATAAAAAAGATATGGAATCAACAAAAAAGTCTCTTGATAAATACATTGCAGAAGATGAGCGATATATGAAAGTTAGAGATGAAATTGAAAAGTGGATTCCACCAACATCTGAGCATGAAAATGTTAAGAAGTTTGCATTAAATCAAATTGATATATCGCTAAATACGGATATGAGAGAATATTGTAATAAGGAATTAAGCAAAGATTTGGACATTAGCGATGAAGCAGTTTATTCGTATATGAATGATATTAATGAGTTTTATGAAAATGATGTTGCTAGAGCATATAAAAGATGGCAGGAAGAATTGAAGAGAACTGCTGATAAAAATATGTGGATGAAACAATTCTTAGATAGTTTAGAGAATATCTAATTAGTCTTGAACAATTCAGTTCAAAAATTCCAAAACAAAGTGTCTCGAAAATTATATAAAAATCGAGACAAAACAAGAGAATAAATAAATGCGGAAAGCATTTGTATGGGTGGAAGAACAGCATACCCTTGGGTTTTTACGCTCAAAAATCACTGTTGAAGATAGATTTTTACATAAATTTATTTTCTGTGTTCCAGTCGCAAGACTGTTCAAATATAGTTATCAAAAAATTTTATTACATATTATAAGGAGGATTCATTTAATGAATTTTGAAATGACAGGAAAGTTAAGCATTAGTAAGGAGAGTGACAAGTTTCATCCTTATCAGGAGAAACAGTTTGACTCTGGTTGGATTCGTAAGCAGTTAATGTTCAATGTTGCTTGTGGTGACAACAGACATATGCTTACTGTTACATCTGGTGCTTTCGCAGATGGACATGGTGATGTGTACACATTTTCTAAGAGTGGTGTAAATGAAGATGGTAATAAGGTTAAGGGAGAGTCATTAAAGATTCCATTCAAAGAGAGACTTACTTCTCCAAAATTAGCAGAGGTTGCTGAATTCAAGAAGTTTATCTTTGATCTTGAGAAGCCTGGTCGTAGATATAAGCTTGAAAAAGCTGCTGAAAAGGTTAAGGAAGGTACAAGTCTTACAGACAAAGAGTTAAAAGAGATTGGTCTTGAGAGCGAAACAGATGTAAATGCCGAACTTGAAAATAGTAATAAGAGAAGACATGAGTTTATTTCCGAGTGGGATTTTATTGATTTTATCAAAAAGGTAATTGAAAGTGGAGAGTATTCTGATAAGAAATTCTTTATTCGTGGAAACGGTGAATACCAGTATTCAGATAAAAACGAGAGAGTATATGAATCTTATGTCCCTAATCGTATTTATCTTGCGGCAGATGACTCAGAAGAGGTATCTACAGCAACAATCAATATTTTGTTTAACTCTGAGAGTTTAGATGATATGTGTGTTGAAGAGAAGGGCAAATATTATATAAATGGTTACATGATGGAATATGACAATAATCGTAAGGGTAATATTCCTGTACCAGTTACAATTACAATTCCAGTTCCTTCTGATGATGCAGATGAAAAAGCCAAGAAGAGAGCAGAATCAATTAAGCATAAATTTATGGTTGATGATGACACATTTAAGGAATATGGGGCTGTTGTTAATATGCTGAATGGAGCACAGAAGACAGAAATTACAGAAGATATGCTTACTGATGAACAGAAGGATGATTTAGAGTGTGGTCTTATTACTATGGATGATATTCGTGCCGAACTTGGGGGAAGTGTATACGGTGAAAGAATTAGAGAGTATCAGTTCTTAAAACCAGCAAAGGGCTTTACTAAGGGTAGACAGGATACAGTCTACGCTGAGGACGATATGGTTATCAAGCCACTCGAAGAGGAAGTTCCTGAAGGAACAGAAGACTTATTTGAAGATGACGATGATGAACTTTAAAAGAGATGAGGGCATTTGCCCTCTCTCAAATAATAATAAACAGATTTTAGGAGGAATTTTAAATGGCATTTGGTAAAAGAAGTACAATTAGTGACAATTTATACGATTATTCAATTATGATTTGTGGTGAATCTGGTGTTGGTAAAACAACAGTAATCAGTGAACTTTGCGAAAAAGAGTTTGGTGAAGATGGATATCTATTACTTAATACAGGCGATGAGGAAGGCGTATCTGCAATTGAAGGAGTCACTTATGAAGATGTACCTACATATAAGAAATTTGTGGAAATTAGTAATGATATTATCAAGAATAAGGATACCGATTATCCAAATTTAAAGGTTGTTATTATTGATACTCTTGATCAGCTCATTGATTGTACTGAAAAACAGGCGATTGATGATTGGAATAGAGAAAATATGAGCAATAAGAATTTTAAACCAGCAAAAACATTAAACAGTGTACAGGGTGGATTTGGTGCAGGATATGATGTTGTATTCAATATGATTTATGACAAAGTAAGAGCATTAGGAAAAGCTGGAGTTAAGGTTTGGTACACATGTCATTCTAAGACAAAAGATATTATTGATCCAGTTTCAAGTGCAGCTTACACAACTCTGACATCAAATATGGCTCAGAGATATTTTAATGATTTTAAAACTAAAGTTCATGTTGTTGGAGTAGCTTGTGTTGATCGTTCAATTGAAGCAGAAGGAACAGGACGTACTAATATTATTAGTCACAAAGAGATTACTGTAAATAAGGTTAAAGATGAAAAGAGAAAAATTGTTTTTAGAGATGATTCTTACTCTGTAGATAGCAAATCAAGATTTGCGGGAATTGTAAACGAAATTCCGCTTGATGCTGATGAATTAATTAAAGCTCTCAAGGATGCAATTAAAAATTCAAAGAAAAATGATTCAGTTGGATCAAAGAAGACAACATCAAAGAAGACTGCTCCAATTAAAGAAGAAAAGCCAGTAGAGTCAGATCCGATTGAGGATGATATTGACGATATTGATACACCAGTTGAGACAACAGTTGAGGAGACAACGGAGACACCTACATATCCAGATGATTTAGATGCTGTTATCCGTAAGATGTATAAGGAGTGCAAAGACGCAGAACTCAAGGCATCAGTCAAGAATGTAATTGCCGAGTATGGTAAGCTCAACGATGTTGATGATGATGGATTAAAGAGAATCTACAACATGATGAATTAGTGAGGTATAGCACATGCTGGTAAAATGCAGATTGTGCGGTACTAAGGTAGATAGAAATGAAGCATTCAAGGTAGTAGTAGGTGGTAAAAACACCTACTATTGCAATGAAGCTGAATATCAAAAAGTATTGCATGAGAGAGAAGTAAAAGATAATACATATGAGTGCATTAATCAGATATTTGGATATAAAGTTCTAAATTCTGCACTGTTCAAAGAGATAAATCTTTTATTGGAGGTATATTCTTATGAACATATTTTGGCATATCTAACAGAGAATAAAAAGTATATAACAAAAGTTCTTGAAAAGGATTTTGTAAGTGAATATGCAAAGATTCGATACTTCGCTGCAATACTAAAAAATAATATTGCTGATTTTAAAATGAAAGAACCTGAAAAGCCTAAAGAGGTGGATGTAGATATGCCAGCTATGAAATATAAGAGAAGAAATAAACGTAGAAGTTTATCTGAAATTGAAGAAAGTGTAGGTGATTGACATAAGTGAATTTATTACAGGTGTTAAAGAAAAGTATCCTGCTCAATTATTAAAAGGTAGGATTGAAATAGAGGGTAATGTCATTAGTTGTTTCTTCAAAGATATGCTTCTACTTGATGATACAACATTTGAGCAGAAAGATTTTGTCACAGTAGATGGTCTTTTTTATTTTTCGTTATTGAAAAATTTACGAAAGAAGGGATTTTATTCTCTTGATGAAATTACTATTCTGTCTAATATGAGTCAAGAAGTTGTTGAAAAATTTGAGGATAAAGGTGGTTGGGAAACGATTCAACACCAGATTGATATTATCAATACTCAGAATTTTGATACATACATAGATATTCTTTATAGAGAGAATATTATGATGAACATGTATAAGGATGGTTTTAATCTTCTTCAAGAAATAACAATAGGAGATAAGAAAGTAATTCCGCTAAAGTTATTTAGAAAAATGACTGCTGAAGAAGTCACAGATTGGTATGAAGCTCGTATATCCAGTTATGGTACAGGATATAGTAGCAAGATTCTTGAAGAGGAAGAAATAGATTTTGATGATGAATTTATTGAATCTTGTAAAGATGGTGAAGAGAATGGTGTTCCATTTGATATAGCAGGATATGATAAAAATGGGGAGGAAATGAATTGTTTTCCTTTTCTATCACGACAGATAATGGGGTTACTTGAAGGGACACTTACTATGATGGGTGGTTTCTCTAGTGCAGGTAAGTCTACTTGGTGGATTACAGTTCTGATGGCACTTCTACATTATGATCGAAAAATTCTTATTATCTCCAATGAGGAGAATATCAAAAAATTCAAGATAAAATTCATGGTCTGGTTACTTGGAAAACGCAATAGATATTTCAAACTTACAAAAAAGAAAATGACATCTGGCGATATAAATGCAGAGAGTAGAGAGCAATTAACGGATGTTCAGAAGTTTTGGAGAGAGAATTATAAAGGAAGAGTCAAATTTATCTCTATCAATGACGCAGATATGAGAGTGGTTAAAAAGAAAATTCGTGAAAATGTTTTGAGACATGGATATGATACGGTGTTATATGACACGTTCAAAATTCAAGAAGGAGATTTTTCATCTGCTAGGCAAGACTTATCACTTGTAAGAGATAGCCGAGAACTTGATAAATTAGCAAAAAAATATAATTTGATTATGCTCGCTTCTGTTCAGTTAGCGGAATACATGAAGGGCAAACTGTTTCTTGACGCAAGTTGTTTGAGTAATGCAAAGCAAATTAAGGAAATTTTGGAAAATCTATTCTTAATGCGAACTGTATATGCGGAAGAATTGGACGAAAAAAGTAAATACTATTGTCGTCCGTTTAGGCTCAAAAAAGTTAATGATAAATGGATAGAAGAAGAATATAAACCAGATCCTAATGCAGTATGGCGAATGTGTTTTACAGAGAAATGCCGTAGTGGTGCTAATTCAAGCGATAATGGCATTGCATATTTACTGAAATATGATGGTGATCATTGCATTTTCCGTGAAGTGGCACAATGCCGTCCTCGACACGGTGAAATAAAATAACAAATTATGGAGTGATA